CCAATGCTAGTCGCACCGAACTGTGACATGTAAAACTTAGTGCCCTGAGATGACACGGCGCGCGATTTTCTAGCCATCTTCGTGACTCCATTAGTCTTGTTTGTGCAAATAACCAAGATGATCTTGATCTGATTGCAGCCAAGGATGAAGAGTTTCTTGGCAAGTTAGTTGATGAGATCACTGTGTTCAATCGCTTTGCAACCAATAAAGGCGAAGACAGCACAGAGGATGCAGCAAAAAACTAAGGCGGCGGGCTGAAAGGTTTTTCACTTTCAAACTCGCCAGAGACTTAGGAAAGACGGTTGCAGAAATTGAACAAAATATAACGTCATCCGAGTTCGTTGAATGGATGGCGTTTTATCAGGTCGAATACGAATACAAAACAGATACCGCTCCACCTATCGAATACGATGATCCAAGAGAACAAGACGCAGCAATAGACGCGCTATTTTAAAAGGACAAAGCCATGTCATTAGGTACATTAACAATCGATCTGGCTGCTAACGTAGCGCGACTATCAAGCGATCTTGGCAAGGCCAATCGACTAGCAGAAAAATCAGCAGCGCAAATGGAAAAACGGTTTTCTCAAATGAAGACCGTATTGGGAACTATGTTTGCAGGTTTATCTGTTGGCGCATTTGCCGCATGGATAAAACAGTCAATCGATGCCGCTGATCAAGTAAATGAGTTATCGCAAAAAATAAACGTCAATGCAGAATCCCTACAGAAGTGGGGGTTTGCTGCATCCGTTTCTGGTGGTTCAATGGAAGACACTGCCACTGCAATTAAAAAACTAAGCGTCAATATATCCGATGCCGCTAATGGTTCGGATTCTGCAAAAGCAAAATTCGATGCTATAGGTGTCTCGTTTCTTGATTCATCAGGAAAAATCAGGACCGCTGATTCTGTCATGCTTGATATAGCGGATCGTTTTCAGTCTACTGCTAATGATGCCAACAAGACCGCAACGGCGATTGATTTATTCGGTAAGTCAGGGACATCAATGATCCCAGTTTTAAACGAGGGATCGGTATCATTACAAGAAATGATGCAGCAAGCACAAGATCTCGGCTTGGTTATGAGTCAGGAATCATTGACTGCTGCTGACAATTTCAATGACTCATTAACGACACTAAGCGGAATTAGCCGAGGCTATGCAAACCATATCGCCGCTGAATTGCTGCCAACATTAAACACTCTAACTGGTTATTTGATCGATACATCAACAAGTTCCGATACCGCATCAAATTCAATGAGTGGATTGGATATGGTATTGCGCAGTCTTATCGTAACAGGTATATCTGTTGGTGCTGTATTTAATCGAGTTGGCAATGTGATAGGTGCTGTTGCCGCTTCTGCTGTAATGGCTGCTCAAGGTGAGTTCTCGAAGGCTGCCGACATTGCACGGATGTCTCAAGAGGATAGCGCAAAGGATATTGAGGATACACTAAATCGGATCTCGTCAGTATGGGATGGCACATATCAAAAGATGGGCGCGAAGGCTGCCGAAGTAAATAATAAAATAAAGCCTTCACTAAAAGGCGTTTCTGACACACAAAACGAACTAACAGATTTAACAAAAAAACATGCGGCAGAAATCGCTGGCGTTACTGACAAGCAGTATGCGTACAACCAGAAAATATCTGAACTTAAAACCCTGCTTGATTCTGGTCAGATCTCACAAGAAAATTACGCCAAAGCTGTGAGTGCGGCAGGTGCTGAGTTGAACAAAACATCAAAACATACTGACGCAGCAGCATCAGCAGCGAAACGCCATGCGGAGGCTATCGCAAGTGAAATACAGCAGCTAGAATTTAAAGCTGCAACACTCGGAATGACAGATTCACAAACTGAGCTGTACAAACTGGCAACAGAAGGTGCAACTCAGGCACAGCTTGATCATTCTAAGGCATTACTCGATCAGGTTGATACTTTCGAGAAAAATAAAAAAGCAAAAGAAGATGCAGCTGATTATCAGAAAGAATTGAATGATAAAATGCGCCAGTATGATGAGTTAATTACCGGCGCAAAATCTGGAACCACTGAATATGGTCAAACTCTTTATGATTTAAATAAATTGCTTGAAGCCGGAAAAATCAATCACGACGAGTACAGTGCTGCGATTGAAAGAGCAAAGCAAAAATATGATGAAGCTGGAAAGTCTGCCATTGATTGGGGTAAGGTTCAGGAAGATGCAATCAATGCAGGTAAAGACGCATTAGCTGATTTTCTCTATGATCCGCTTGATGGTGGATTTAAAGGCATGGTTTCCAGCTTTACTGATGCTTTGCGAAAAATGTCAGCACAAGCCGCTGCTGCTGGAATCATGGAATCTATTTTCAGTAAAGAAAACATGAGTTCATTATCATCATGGTTTAGCAATTTGCTTGGCATGACTGGCGGAACTGGCGGTGCGACATCGGCTGGTGGAGCTGGCGCGCTAAGCGGAATAATGGGAAGTATAGGATCATTGTTTAGCTTTGATGGCGGTGGCTATACTGGTGATGGCGCTAGATCTGGCGGTATGGATGGGAAAGGTGGATTTATGGCGATGATTCACCCCAATGAGCAGATCATTGATTATACAAAACCGGTGTATAATTCATCACAAGAAAGCTCATCGCGCGCATCAGGAAGAACCACTATCAACCAAGTGATAAACACCACCGGCAAGATAGATAATCGCACCAGCAACCAGATAGCGACTGATACGGCAAGAAAACAGCGCTTAGCTCGCTCACGGTTAGGGGGTTAAATGTTTAACGAATCACGCCTTCTAGATTGCGTATCATACGGATCGGAGTTCGGTCACCAGTACAGCACTCGTATTAACTCTCTGCGATCAGGTCATGAGCGCCGGAATGCTAACTGGTCAGCGCCGCTTGGTAAATATGCTGTGCTTTACGATAACTTGCATGCTGACGATCACGAACTTGTTATCAATGCGCATCATGCCTGCATGGGTCAGTTGATTGGATTTAGATTCAAAGACTGGTCAGACTACAAAGCAGAGCGCGAAGTGCTTGGCGTTGGCACCGGCGCAAATCAATCAGTTCAATTAGTGAAAACCTATCCATTCGGAAGCATTGATCTAACCAGAAATATATCAAAGCCAGTGGTTAATACCCTGCATTTTTACGCTGGCGATGTTGAGATCTGGCCGATAACCGCAGATTACACGACGGGAATTTTCACACTAAATGCTACCGCTGGTGCAACCATAACATGGTCTGGACAGTTTGATGTTCCGGTAAGATTCACATCAGATGAAATATCATTCTCAGTTGTCGATAAAAATAAACGGCGCGGGTTCTTTTTAACTGCCGATGTTGAGCTGCAAGAGGTGCGATTATGAGAGCTATATCAACTGCACTACAAGCGCACTTAGAGCAAGATACTACAACCACTTGCAGACTGTTAAAAATAACGCTCACTACCGGCGTAAGTTATGGATTGACTACATTAGATCGCGATGTTGTTTATCAAGGAGTGACATATTCAACTGCTAATGGTTTCGATCCGTCGAATGTTTCAAGCAATACCGGATATGACGTGGACAACGCAGAAGGTTATGCGCTGATATCTGGAGATGTTCCCGGGATCACTTTGCAGATGGCAAAAGCTGGAGCTTTAGATGATGCTAAATGGATGATGATGCTGGTTAACTGGAATGATCTTTCAATGGGCCATATCATTATTGATGCCGGTGATATTGGAGAAGTTACCGTAACAGATAGCGCTGTTTTTGCTCCTGAGTTGCTAAGCTATACAATGCGATTAAGGCAGGCAATTGGACATGTCGATCAGCGAAAATGCCGGGCTGTATTCGGTACTGCTCCAAATCAGCAAACTGGGTGCGGAGTTAACTCAGATATCATGTGGGTTGCTGGTTCAGTTACTGCTATTAACTCAGAGCAGAATCGCGTCTTTGCATGCAACTCATTAATCGGATCGACAATTTATTATCCTGGTCGCATAAAGTGGACATCGGGTGATAACTCATCAACTCGTGTTTATCAGATTGAGTATTACGACAATACAACTGGTACAATAGGATTATTCGAGCCAGTTCCTTTTGATATTGATATTGGCGATCAATTTACTATTCGCCAAGACTGCGACAAAACAGTAGCAAACTGCAAGTATTACAATAATTTTTTGAACTATAAAGGCGAGCCGCTTATTCCTGTCGGAGATGGTGTAGAGGCATCAACACCATCGGCGCAAACTGGCGGTACAATGTATGCTGGCACACTGATAGCAAACTAGGATCAGCAATGGATGACGTGATAGACAAATACATATCACACGCAAGATCGATGATTAACGTCAAGTGGCGTCATCGCGGGCGCAAGCCATGGGCTGTTGATTGTCTTGGCTTGATCGCATTGTCATTACCAGTTGCTGGAATTGAAATTAATGATCGCGTTGATTATGGCCGCGATCCATGGAATGCTGGATTACAAAGAGAATTACGTGAGCACTTTGGCGATCCGGTTACTGATTGGAAAAAAGGCGACATAGCATTGATGCAATGGCCTAATACTCAAGGCCCGTCACACGTTGGTTTTATTGCTGATTACATTCATGGGGGTTTATCATTGATTCATTCGTATAGCCTTCAATCAGTAATCGAACATCGCATTGATGAAAAATGGATGTCATTAATAGTTGAGGTGTATCGCCCATGGCACAGATAGTGATGGGTGCTGTCGGAGCGGTTGCTGGTTTTTTCATTGGCGGACCAACTGGCGCAATGATTGGATTTAACATTGGTGCATCTCTTGGTGCTTCGATGGAGGATGTTTCTGTTCAGGGAAATAAGATCGGCGACATTGCAGCGCAGACAAGCAAAGAAGGCGTAGTTCGTCCGATAGTATGGGGGCGTGTTCGTCCAATTGGCGGCAACCTAATCGCAACAAGCGCCCCTGATATTGTAAAGACAAAACATAAATCAGGCGGCAAGGGTGGCGGAGGTGGCACAACAACCACAACGGAAAGTGTTTATAGAACATATGCAATTCGTGTTTGTGAAGGACCGATAACTGGGTTTGTTCGCATATGGCGCAACAATGAACTGGTTTATGATGCGCGTGGTAATGCGTGGGGTAATGAGAATAATCCTGCGTTTTTAGGTGTGGCAACTCTTTACCTTGGTGGATGGGATCAAATGCCTGATCCGTCACTTGAGGGTATATTTGGATCTGGAAATGTTCCTCCTCATCGTGGCACTGCTTACATAGTTATGAATCACGAACTCCTTGATGATACAGGTGGCGCTGTGCCACAGTGGATTTTTGAGGTAGAGAGAAGTGAAGGGGTTACATTTACATCAACTCTTTATAATGTAGAATGTATAGAAGAAATAAATCAAGAAGGAATTTCTAACTTAAAAGAATCTACAAATATATCAAAGATAGACGCCCTATCCCAATCACAATTATCTATCCAATCTGGGCTACTTAAAAATACATTAATTCAATATCAAAATTGGACTCCTGACGCCCTATCCCAATCACAATTATCTATCCAATCTGGGCTACTTAAAAATACATTAATTCAATATCAAAATTTGACTCCTGACGCCCTATCCCAATCACAATTATCTATCCAATCTGGGCTACTTAAAAATACATTAATTCAATATCAAAATTGGACTCCTGACGCCCTATCCCAATCACAATTATCTATCCAATCTGGGTCATTATCATGAAAAATATAGAACTAACATCTAATGTTTGCGGTTACTATAAGTTATCAATAAAAAGAAAAAATGGGAGTATTGATGACGTAACAGACTGGTTTAAGAACATAATAACAAATCAAGGTCTTGATTATTTTGGCTCTAGCGCAAGAAGCTCTATGCTTAGTTATTGCCAAGTTGGAACGGGAACAACAACACCATCACAAAGTGATATTGCATTATCATCTCTTCTAGCATCTACTAATTCAAAATCTGTTGTTGCAAATGCATCTACAACATCATCGCCGTATTATAACTATCTAAGAATTCAATATTCATTTGCAACTGGAGGTGTAACAGGAAACATAACTGAAATCGGAACTGGTTGGGGGCTATCATCATCATTATTTAGTAGATCTTTAATTCTTGATGGTAGCGGTAATCCTACATCAATAACAGTTTTGTCAGATGAACAATTAATCGCTACATATGAATTAAGAATGTCGATGCCAACATCTGATTTGGCTGGATCTATTACACTTAATTCAATAAGTTACACATGGACAAGCAGAGCAGCTTCTGTAACTTCATCTGCATGGAACGTTAATATTGATTCATCTACTGGTGAGGGTTATGGGGTTGCTAGTGGTCAGGTATCTCATGATGTAACTATATCTGCAATAACCTCATCACCAGCTGGCAATATATCATTATCTTCATCCTGCTCATCATCATTATATTCAAACGGAAATTATTATAGAGATCATACAATTTCTTTTGGCCCATCTCAGGGCGTTTTTGCTGGAGGAATCGGATCTATTGTTTTTAATATTGGTTCATGTAGTTATCAAATTGGGTTTTCACCGTTCATCCCAAAAACAAACATACAAACATTGTCATTCACAATAAGACATTCATGGGCTAGATCTTGATGATTAAAAATAATTCACTATCCTCAGATGTTGTGTCTGGTAACTTCATAAATGGAAGATTCTATCCTGTTTCTGAATTTATTGATTATGAATCAGGAGGTGTCGCCATACAAGATCCATCAAAAGGGCTTTTGTATCAAATTTGGAGCGCTAGACTTGAAAATGATCATGTATACATATCATCAGGAAATACAACTGAGTATTCTATATTCTCAGGATCTAATATAACTGAAATAAGTTTTACATTTGATCAAAACATGAGGTTTACTCTTTCTTATGTTGAGGGTGGTGATTCTAAACTTTATTGGTATGACTCTGCAATTCCAGGGATGACTATTACAAATTTCGGGACATCATTTAAGAATCCAAGAATAACCATTGATGACAAAAGAGCAACACAGACATCAAACTCAGATATAATAATGGCTTACATTAAAAATGGGAATCTTTATTATAGGCAGCAAAGGGATAGGTTTAATACGGAGTACTTACTAAAAACTGGAGTTTCAAAACTTAAAAAAATTGGAATGAATGATAAACTAAGACTTCAATTTTTAACGGAGTAATGCATGAGCACTGGTATTGGTGATTATCCAAAATCTTACAGTTGGCCGGTATCATCTGTTGTTGCTGAAATATGCGAAAGATCAGGCGTTCCATCTTGGTCTGTTGATTTATTTGGCCTTGGAGGAATCGCTGTTGATGGGTTTTATATGGATAATTCATATTCAGCATTCACTGGTTTGCAATCTTTATCTCGTATTTTTATGTTTGATCCTTCGTGCTGGGATGGAAAATTGCATTTTATTCCAAGGGGCGGCGATGTAGTTGCGGAACTTACATCAGATGATTTGATTGATGATGGTGAGGAAATTGAGAAGATAACTAGAAAAGACTCCATATCAATAGCTCGTGTTTATCACATGTCATACTATGACATTAATGGAGGTCTTAATGCGGATATTCAGACATCAGATCGCAGTGTTGACGCAAGAAGCAAATCAGAGGTAAGCACTGAGACAACCGTATTACTAAGTGCTGATGATGCCGCTCGCGCTGTTGCAATAAATCATAAAACAGCAATTGAAGAACAGCGCGGAACCTATGAATTCTCACTTCCTGATTCTTATCTTTATCTCGCTCCAGGTAACTGCATTAAATTAAATGGTGAACGTCTGCGAATTTCAGAGATAGAAATAAATGACGGATATCAGCATTATGTTTGCCAATATGATCGCCAATCAGCTTATACATCATCAATTTTAGGCACTCCAGTTTATCAGCCAAGCACTCCGCCATCTTTAATTATTGGCGATACTGTTTTACATTTCATTGATTCTCACATCATTAAAGATAGCGATGATAAACTTGGTTATTATGTCGCAGTTGCAGGGACAACTACAAATTGGAAAGGTGCGCTTGCTGAACTATCAACAGATGGCGGGCAAACATATAACGAAAGTTACGCTGATACAGTTGAATCTGTATGTGGTGTTTTAACTGTTGGTTGCGGAACTCACGATAGAAAATATCCTGATGAAGTAAATAGCTTTACCGTGCAATTAACTAGGTCTGATATGGAAATTGAAGGCGCTACTCTTGCACAGATGATGAGCAAAGCAAACTTAGCGATAATCGGGAATGAGTTGATTAATTTCGGATCTGTCGATGAGGTTTCTGCTGGGGTGTGGAATGTTTCATATCTTCTTCGTGGCAGAAAAGGCTCTACAATTACAAATCATCTGGCAGGTGAAAGATTCATTCTTCTTAGCCGCCAAGAACTGTACTTCATTGAAGCAGATCTTTTTAACTTAAATAGGCAGTTAACTTTTAGAGTTACGTCGCTTGGTAAATCATCAAGTACCGTGCAAACTGTATCATTCACTGGACAGTCACAGACAGAACAAGCTCCTTCATATTTATCTGCATATCGTGATGGCGGGAATGTTGTTATTTCATGGCAGGGCGTTGGTAAAATTGGAGGTTCCACATCTGTTGCAATGGGGCAATACTTCACCGGCTATCGCGTAACTGTTAACGGAATATCACAAACAACAGCATTAAGAACTATCACCGTTACTGATCCTGGCGGAAGTGTTACAATATCAGTTAGTCAATTAAACTCAATCACTGGCGCAGGGCCTGAAACCACGGTGACAATATGACAAACACAGTAAATAATGGAATTCCATTTGTCCCAGAAAACACAACAGATCCTGCTGCTGGATTGAATTTATCCCTACTTACTATTGACATGCTTCTTAATCTGTCAGTTGAGTCGATAGGAGATACAACTCCACCAGCAACTGTGCTTGATGGAGCTCGTTATATCGTTGGTGTTTCTGCCACCGGATCATGGTCTGGACATGATAATAAACTGGCAATGTGGATTGACAATCCTGGTTACTGGCAATTCAGGGATGCACATGTAGCGTTCAATAAAGATACCGCATCAATATGGGTATTAACTACTACATGGGAAGAGTACGCAACAACTCCAAGCGCTGGAGCCGGAGAAACAAATACGGCCTCTAATCTTGGATCTGGATCTGGATTATACAAACAGAAAGTTGGCGTTGATTTACAATTCAAATCGCTGTCAGCCGGGACAAATTGCTCGCTTGATACAGTAACAGACACAGATAGAATCATCATAAACGTTCCAGTCCCATCGATTCCTGACACTACGGTAGTTCCTATTAATTCACAAACAGGAACGAGTTATACTTTGGTGTTAGCTGATAAAGGCTATTGCATTGAAATGAATAATGCATCAGCAAATACATTAACAATACCTCCATCATCATCTGTAGCATTCGCAACAAACACAACAATATTAGTCAGGCAGATGGGATCTGGAAATACAACTATAGTTGCTGGCTCTGGGGTTACGATTAGAAATCCTCATGCAACATTAAAACTTTTAAAACAATATGCAACAGCTTCACTTCATAAACGCGGAACTGACGAATGGTGCATTGAAGGTAATATGGCGGAATCATAATGATATCTATACCTCAAATTGGTGCAATAGCGTCGGCCGTAAAACAATCAATATCATTAAGTGATCCATATTTTTCTCTTGTTAAATTACTTGTGCACGCAAACGGCACAAACGGATCAACGTCAATAACAGATAGTTCATCATCTGCTCTGTCAATAACAAACTCAAGCTGCACGATATCCACTACTCAATATAAATTCGGCGGCTCAAGTGCATACTTCAACGGCACGGCTGGATTAAATACAGCAAAACTTTCTCAATTTAATGTTTTTGGTGTCGATGCAACAATTGAATTCTTCGTGTATCTTAACTCAGTATCTAGCAGCCCTTATCTTGTTGAATTATGGTCAGATACAACACATAGAATGCCAATACAAATATCATCAGATGGTAAGTTGCATTTTTATGTTGTTAATGGCGGCGTTACATCAATAGATACTACAACGGTTTTGTCTACATCTGCATTTCATCATGTTGCAATATGTTTTTACGGATCATCTATTTATATTTTTGTCGATGGTGTCTCTGCGTATAGCGGGTCTAGGCCGACAATATATAATTTATCTAATGCTATTAGGATTGGTAAATATTTTGATGGATCCGCGGGTTATCTGAATGGGTATATTGATGAACTAAGGATAACAGTTGGATACGCAAGATATACATCTGCATTTACCCCACCATCTTCTCAATTTCCTGATAGTTAATTGATCTATGTCAATAAATAAAAATTAAATGTTTATTATATATCCTATACTTATAGTGAAAAGAAAATATGAGACACCAAGGAGGTGTATCATGAGAACAATCACAATGAGAGTTAATAACGGGATTGATGAATTGTGGCTTGAATCAGATCAAGGATGTAAGTTGCTTGCCGTCATGGGTGCTTATGGTCTTAGCCGTAGCGGTTGGCACTCACATCATGGTGATGTTACAGGTGATTTCGAGACTATTGAAGACGTCCTGCAAGCATACAGAATAAGCGAAGAAATCATTCATTAATTTTCACGCTGTAAAGAATCCGGCTGAGACCGGATTTTTTATGCCTGCCATTTGATAAAGTGTTACAATTAGAAAAAATGACTGGATATTACAATGCAGAGCATAGTTGATTGGTTTAGGAATCTGGAGCCATTAACTCTAGGTATTATTATGTCGGTTATTGTTAGCGTGGCGCGCATGATGTATGACAATGAAACCAGTTTTAAGCGTGGCGTGTCAGAGGTAATTCTCTGCACATCATTCACATTTATCGGCGGTAAAACCCTATTGATTTTCGGAATTGATCCAACATGGAGCCTATTGATAGGCGGTGCCATCGGCGCACTCGGTAACTTAGTGATCAGAAAATACGTTTCAAAGTTCATCGATAAAAAAATCAGCAAACAATAAAGCCGCTATTGCGGCTCTACACTGGTTCAACTTCATCTATTGATTTCATTGCCTTGAATATTTCATCATCCATATTATCTACAAGATGATCATTTATCCCACTTGAACACGCAACACCTTGAAGAATCAATGATGCAGATAGCAGTCTTTGTGCTGCAAACTGGAGTTTAACCAGATCATCAATCGAGTATCTCATTGCATAACCTCCTGCAATATCAGCCGGCAACCATCATTATCAGCCAGTATGCACAGGCGCGGAGATTTAGCCAGATGTGTGAGCGGTTGCCAGACTTTAACAAATCTGCCGGCAGGGAGTTAAAAGGCCTGACTATTCGCCGGGATAAGGAGAAAGCA